ACGACCACCCTTAGTACCAGCTTTAACTGCTGCTACAATGCGTTTCCATTTTTCTGGGTTTGTCTTTTTAGCGCTACTCATAGTTCTTTATTTAGCTGCCACAGGCTTCACAATCCTCTGGACTGTCCATATTACAGGTTGGTTGTTCTGCTGTTTCTAATTCGTTGACGAAATCTGCAAAGCTGTCGCTCATATTGTTTGTTGTAAAAAGTTAGACAAAAGTGAGGCGCTAAATTACAATTTTTATCTATACTCATTGAAGTACTTTATTACCTCAGCCTCTAGTTTTGAGTCCATTACATAATTGCCGTCATACTCTACACTAGTAAATGTATCTTCGTCTTCTTCTGTTATTTCAATGTTGTATTCTACATCTTCATAAATCACTTTAAAATACTCACTCCGCTTAATCATCTTAATGTCTTCATTAGAGTGAAATACAGTTTCTACGTCTTTATAACTTATGTTTGGTACGTTTATTATTCTGCATACATACTTAGCATAATTAGTTCCTTGAGTGTCTACTATATAGTTATTCTTTAAGGTAGTCATTATATAGAACTGTTGTCTTTTATCTAGCCCCCCGTAATCAAATCTACCTGTAAACTTTACTAACGGTAGGGTTAAAATAACCCTACGAACTTCTGAGTCTAGTTTGTTAAAGTCTATCTCTGTCGTTATGCTTGATGATTTTACAGGGTCGGAATCAAAAGGCAGTCCCATAAGTCTGTAGTATGTTACTAGACCTATCTTCTCTTTTATATGTTTAGTCTTTGTCCGTTGCATACTTTACACCCATAATAGTACCTACAATACTAAAAGCATTAGTAAGGAGTATACCGAACATATTAGACCACGTGCTTCCTATGATTTGAGTATCTGTGCCAGAAGACATTGCCCAAGCATACATAACTGTGGTTAGCACACCTACTCCTACGATAACATATAAAGCTACCTTAACTATAGTGCTTATCAGCTCAAACTGTGTACGTTTTTGCATTACCTCTAAATCTTCTAGAGCTTCATCACGTAACCTTTTGCTTTCTTCTAACGAGTTTTGCAACTCTAGGACTAAGGCCTCTTTGACTACAGCTGCCTCCTCAAGTTCTTTGTTTTGCTTTTGTACCTGTTTGGTTATCTGTAGTCTTTTCTTTCGTGACTTTAGGTCTCTACTCTTACACTCCTCAATGTAGTCCTTGACATCGGTATCAGAAGTTTCAGACAAGAGCTTTACAAAGTTTCCTTCTATGTAAACCTTCTTAGCCTTAGCCTTTAGCATAGCCTCTTTTACCGTGTCTTTAGAACTTATCATCTATAAATTTTAAACGGATTTGTTTTATCCTTATACCCTTCGTAGTCTAATTTAAACTCTTCTAGTCTTGGCTCAATGTCATCTGATTTAATAATCCAAAACTGCGCTCCTGCTTTCTTTGCTTTCTCAATCTCTTGATTGTCGTCTGAAGAAGATATGATACCAATAACACAGCCGTTGCCGTATTCAAAGTTAATCTTACGAATCATCTCAATACCGTCAAAGCTACTACCTATAATATTAAGGTCTACAAATACACACTCTGGGCGTTCGTCATTAGGGTCATCAGGAAACCATTCCTTAAACTTTCTGTTTGCCTCGTCAGAAGAATCTAATGCTTCTAGCGATAGCGTTATGTCAAGGATGCTACACGCATCTTCAAACACCAAGTGGAATAGGTCTTCATCATCTATAAGTAGTATAGAGTTTATCATCATTTTATTTTTATAAGTAGTTTAGTTCCTTGTTTTTGTTTTTCAGCTCTAATTGTAAATCCGTGTTCTTTTAATATAGCAAGACAAATGTTTAATCCTAGCCCACTACCGCCTTCGTCTTGATTTTGTTTTCTAGTGTAAGGCTTAGAGAACTCTACAAATTCTTCTTGGGTAATACCCCTACCGTTGTCTTCAACGCATAGTACAGAATCGTTTTGCATATATATAGATACAAATTTAGTGGAGCTGTCGTTGTACTTTAATCCATTGCGTATTAAGTTATCAATGGCGGTACAGAACAAGGGTTCATTAACTAATAATGAAGGAAGCAGTCCTATTTGAACTTGTTTTATATATGATGTGCTTTTAAGGTAATCTGTTAAAATGTGTGTAACGTTATGCTTTTCTTTATCTAGCTGTGCATCTTCTTTAACAAGGTTGGTAAATTCTTTTACACCAGCGTAAACTTTTTGTGTATGGCGTAATCCCTCTTCAAGCATTTTAAGCGGTGCTTGTATCTTTAGATTCTTAATATCGTCTTCTGTAATCCTGCGTTTTAAGGAGCTTAAACCTCTAGGCATATAGGTGTTTATACCGCTATGCATATCGTGTCTTAGAATCTTTGCAGCGTGTTCTAAGTAGGAATTTTTTTGATTCACTAGAGCTTCGGTCTCGTGCTGTAGCGTTACATCTGTTGCAATCTTAAGAACTTTAGAGTACTCTCCCCTTTTATTTTTTACCGGTGTGTAATGACCAAACAGCCAGATTTCCTCACCGTCTTTTGACACACGCTCAAACTCACCACTTATAGTTTTACCGCTTCTAAGCTGTTGCCAGAAGTTATGGTATTCTAAACTTTCACGATAGTCAGCAGGAACTAATTTGCTGTGATGCGTTCCTTTAGGATTGGAGTACCCCGTGAGTTTATTAAACTTTTGATTTGATGACCTTATGATACCATCCATATCCATAGTAACCACTATGTTTGAACGGTCTATAGCCCTCATTTGCATATCTATGTTTTCTTCTTTTATTCTTGTTGAGCTTATAAAGCTGTAAACAACATAGGAGAATGGTGGCATAAATGCGATAACACAAGCGTAACCAAACTCAGCCAATAAGTAAGAGGGTTCACAGAATCTAAATACGATGCACGTTTGCACAGCAAAGAATGCAAACATTATTGCAGCAGATACAGCTAGACATATTTTTGATATGCGATTCATTCATTTTTCTTGCGAAGAAAGTACCAGCGTTGTGCTGTATATCCAATAGATATAATAAGTAATAACAGCTTTAAAGCCGTTTCAACCTGAGACATAGAGATGCTAAGAGTAGTAGCGTTTAATAGTAATACTTTGATATCCGTCTCGTTCATTACCACTTAACCTTATTAGCCCAATACGCTGCGGACATTTTACCTTTAGCTATATTCTTGCGATGACGTGCTTTGAATGATGCACGTTTTTTCTTCATACGATCTGACTCACCAGACTTAGGCTTTCCAGCTGTTGAAGCGCCTTGCTCGCCAAAGCGAATTGTTTTAATCTTGTCTCCTACTTTAGCTACTACAACGTGTGACTTCTTAGGGTGGCTAGGTGTACGCTTAGGCTTATTGTAACCAGATACTCCTGCACTTTTCAAACGTGAGTCTTTCTTCTTCGCTTTCATTTAGCAAAGATATAAAAAAAGAGGGCTACATTTCTGTAACCCTCTCGTATTCAGTATAGTGTAAGCGAGTCTTACTCTTCTACTGTTTCAGCTTCTTCAACTACCTCTTCGTATTCACCTGTGGTAAGGTCTACAGAGATAGATCCGTAAGTATCTTCTAAAGATTTCTGAGCAGTAGCCATAGCTTCCTCCATAGAGTTTACTTGAAGCTGTGCTTTGTGCGCTTGATTAGTTACGTCACCAAGGATAGTCTTCGCTTGGTTTAGATTAGAGACAGCAGTCTGGATAGACTTTAGTTCCTCTTCGGTAAGTTTAGCCTTGTCAGCCATAATGTTTAAATATTTAAGTTAATTAACTGTATGCAAATATAATACAAATACTATAATACAGACACAATGGCAAGACCTAGCCATATAATGCTGACAGCATAGTTTAGTACAGCTGTTTGAATGTCATCTAGAGGATACTTGACAGGGTATCCTAGCTTCTTGCCTTTCCATTGGAATAGCCCTGGACCGTTGTGACAGCTAAACCATTGCCCTTTACCAAAGATAAAGTCTCTAGGCTTATCAATAAGATCGGGCATACACCCCATAATGTATCCAAAGGATGCGAGCCAGAAGTGACCAGTGAGGTAAGCGCCTACCAAGAACATTGCAAAACAGCTAGCTTCTATAATTACTGCGTGGAAGCGGTCTTTTAGACCTGACTCACCTACATAGTCCCACACAAAGTGAGATACAAAAGCAATAGAGCCACCAAGGACATAATCCCCAGTGGCTAGTGTTATTGCTGCGCCTGTCGTACCGTGAACTGAAAACCAAGACATACTATATTCTTTTTAATCCGTATTTGTTAGTTCTTTCTCCAGTTAAGTAATAACTCACAGCTGAAGTAGATACACCTAAAGCTTCACAAACCTCTTTCTTAGATTCAAAAACTTTATCTAGGTACTCACAATAAATTTTACCTTTAGTTAGTGACCTAGCTGTTTTTATTTTTTGTTCCTCGCTTTGCGCAACTCCTTTTTTATTACTGGGTTTTCCGTATGCTGGATTTTTAGTTCCATCACCATAGTTTGGATTATCTTCCCCACAACTGAATCCACATCCGTCATTAGAAAGGTTGTAAGACATACGATTGTTTTTAGCGTCAAGCTCTTTTAAAATAAGGTCTTCTAATTCACGAACATTATTACCTTCATAGATTATGCATCTAAAAAAATAATCCTTGTTAATCTTGTACGACCTTAAAAAAGCTTTTCCGCTTCCAATATATCTGTCTTCAACTGATCCAATATGACTCCCTATATACCACTTACCGTTTAAGGTATTGTGCCATTTATATACGAAGCCTCTATCCATTATTCAGCAGGTGCTTCTTCTACTACAGGCTCTGCGATAGTCAACGTTACTGAAGACGGTGCTGCTAGGTCTGCAATTTGAGAATCTAAAGAAGCCTCTAGTTCTGTTACACGCTCTGCGCCTAATGCTGCTTGAGTCCAAGCAATCATATTCTCGTGAGTTACTGCATCAAAAGCTGTAAAGCCTGATAGGTCAGCTGTCTCTAGAGTTTGTGTCCCGATAGAGGTAGCACTGTGTGTTCCGTCTGTTCCTGTTACACGGTAGTGTACATTGTAGACAACTTGAGATTCGGTTACTCCGTTCTCGTCTGTGTGTGTTGGGTACGCATCTACTGTGCGACAGTCCCAAGAATAAGTGTTAGGCATTTTAAAAGTTTTTTGTTATAACGTTACAAAGATAATTAAATTAACAAGTCTGAACAGACTCTATTTGGTATCCATTTACTATGTATATAATATATTCTATTCCTCCTCCAGAATTATCTATATACTTGTGCCATCCTTCCTGAGATGCTGAATAAGTTGTTGTTAATGAAGAATCTGTATACAACTCATCAGTAGCAATAGGGGTAGAAGATGTACCGTTCTTGTATACTTGTTCATTAGCTTCTAGCTGACAGGCTTCTCCTTCCTCGGCAGGATCACGACTTAAACTACCATCATATCCAGAGGCAGCTGAAGCGCTATGGTCATAGCTGTACCATTCACTCATAGATGCAGGTCTAGCGTTGTTAGGGTATGACGCAGAAGCGGTATTAATTGTTGCGTATGTACCAGACTCAGCGGAGTCTAAAGAGATAGTAGCGGTACTTGACCGCCCCAACTCTGTGTTTATCTCCGACATCTTTATAGTCCCACTACTTTGCAATCCCATCTAGCTGTGCTTTTAGTTCATCAATCTGTGCTTGCTGTTCTTTCATAGCTTCAATGAGTACACCCACTAGGTTGCCGTAAGCCACAGAGTACATACCCTGTTCGTCTTGGCTAACAACTTCAGGCATAACCTCAAGCATCTCTTGCGCTATAACACCAATAGAACGTTTCTCTTCGCCTATCTTATTGTAGCCTACACCTCGCATAGCCT